CTGAAGACTTGTCCGGCGGCGCGATCCTGAAGGGTTTTTCCGTTTCGGAAGTCGTCTGGAAGCGCGACGACAACCGAATTGTGCCGGAAAAGATCGTGACGCATGATCAGCGTCGCTTCGCCTTCGGCCATGACTGGCGGCCGCGCCTGTTGACCTGGACAAACATGAACGAGGGCGAGGAACTGCCAGACCGCAAGTTCATCGTGCATCGCCATGGCGTCGTCGGCAACAACCCTTATGGGCTTGGTCTCGGCTCGCAGCTTTTTTGGGCGGTGCTGTTCAAGCGCGAGGGTGTCGCCTTCTGGCTTCATTTTCTGGAGAAGTTCGCAGGTCCGACCGTCATTGCCGAAACGCCCTATGGCATGCTTTCGGACGAGCAGAACCAGCTTCTGCAGAAGCTTGCCAGCATCCAGACCAGCGCCGCCATCACCGTGCCGAAGGGTGCGGACGTGAAGTTTCTGGAAGCGGCGCGCTCCGGATCGGTCAGCTACCGGGAATGGATGGAATATTGGGACCGCCAGATTTCCATCTGCATTCTTGGTGAAACCCTCACCACCGATATTGGTTCTAACGGTTCGAAAGCTGCCGCCGAGACCCATGCCGGTATTCTTGACCTGCTGGTGGACAGCGATGCAGACCATCTCTCCGATACGTTCCACGAGCAGCTCGTGCAGTGGCTGATCGATTATAACTTCCCCGGCGCTGGTGTTCCCCGCGTCTGGCGCGTGCGCCCGAGCAACGAAAAGGCCAAGGCCGAAACCCGCAAGGCGAAGGCGGAAGCGGCCACGTCCGAAAACGCGGCGCTGGTCGAAATCCTCAAATCCGCCGCCATGATGGACGATGACGACACGGCCCGCGAGTTCATCGTGTCGTTTGAACTGACGCATGCGCTTTCCGAAACCGCCATTGACCGGCTGGTGGAAGCGCGTTTCGCCTTCTCTGAACGTGGCAAGCGTGATGCCGTGTTGCGCAAAGCCGCCGCCGAGAACCCGGCTTTCGCCGACCTGTTCGGGCCGCTCGACGTAAAAAAAAACTCCGTAGCTCGGTAGGCTTTGCCGCCGATCCCGACCCGGTCAGCGATCTTGCCGACCGGGTGGAAGAACTGACGGGCGGACATTTCTCGCGCCGCCTGAATGCCATCCGTACCGCCATAGACAGCGCCGCCGATTTGCCCGCAGCCGCCCGCGCCATTCTCCAGCTCGGTGCAAAATGGTCTCCTGATGCGTTAGGAAAACTGCTCGGTGACGCGCTGGAGCTTTCCAGCCTTCAGGGGCGCGAGGCGGTTTTCCTTGATGGCGAGGACGAGGCGAGTTTTGCCGACGCCGATGTCTTCAATCAGCCCTTTAAAGAGCAGATAGAATTCTTCAGGCAGAAGCGCGGCAAGCCCACCAAGGTGTGGACCGACGCCATGCGCGGCACCCATGACCGCGCATTCGTGATTGCCGGTGCCACCGACCTCGCAATGCTCTCCGACTTCCAGACGGCGATTGCCGATATCATGGAAAAGGGCGGCACCCTTCAGGATTTCCGCAACGACTTCGACCGCATCGTCTCGAAATACGGCTGGACCTACAAGGGTGAATACGGCTGGCGCACCCGCGTCATATTCGAGACCAACATGCGCACCTCCTATATGGCGGGCCGCCTGAAGCAGATGCGCGATCCGGACGTGCTGAAGCTGCGGCCGTTCTGGGGATACCGGCACGACGAAACCCGCAAGCCGAAAATCCCCCGGCCATCCCATGAGGCATTGCATGGCAGGATTTATCGCCATGATGATCCATGGTGGAAAAAGCACTTTCCGCCGAACGACTGGTATTGCTCCTGCGGCGTCCGCTCCCTCTCGCTGCGTGATCTGAAGCGCCGGGGCAAGGATGGTCCGGACGAAGCGCCCGCCGATCTGATGGTGCCGATGATCGACCCGGTTTCCGGCGCTCTGATCGAACAGCCGCAGGGTATCGGTTATGGCTGGGATTATATGCCGGGTGATCTTTGGGAGCGTGGTCTAACGCCGTCCAGCCTGATGGATGAGGGCCGTGAGCTGCTCGACAATCCGCGCATGGCGGTCGCGATCGACACGCCGGAACCGCTCTCCGATCTCGTCAAGGCAGCCAAGCCGTTTAAGGCGAAACTACTGAAGGATGGTCAGACACCGGAAGATTATGTCCGCGCCTTCCTCAAACCCTTCGGGGCCGATATCGATCAGGCCGTGTTGTTCGAGGATAAATCCGGCACGAAAATCCCGGTTTCCGATCTGCTCTTCAGAAACCGTCAGGGCGAGTTGAAGGCGCTGAAGCGGAACCGGCATCGCGTCATGTCGATGATGGCGGAAGCGCTGCTTGATCCGGACGAAATATGGATGGGCGTTGCCCGCAAGGTCGAAAGCGGCGACCTGGTCGTGGACCGGCGCTATATCCGCGTCGATCCGAAAACCGCCATGCAGATCGTTTTCGAGATCGGGGAGAAGACGTGGGAGGCGGTCACCAGCTTTGATTTCACCGACAAGAAGGGTGACGCGGATTTTGCGGCGCTGGAGAAACGGCGTGTCGGCAAGCTGATTTACAAGCGCCCGAAAAAATAAAAGGCCGGGAGCGATCCGGCCTTTGCGCCAGCGAACTGGCGTGACCATCGCCGGTCTCGCTCACTGACAGTGACAATATAGGCCCAAATAGCGGGAAAGTCCAATGACAGGCATCAGCTACAAAACCACGATCAACGACGCCGATATGCGCGAGAAGCTGGCGGAGCTGGTCGAGCGCATGGCGAACCGCGAGGGGTTTCACAAGAATGTCGGTGAGCATCTCCTGAATTCGACCGATGAACGTTTTGACAGCGAAACCGCACCGGACAGTTCACGCTGGAAAACGTTGTCGCTGGTGACGCGGGATCTGCGCATGCAAAAATACGGCAATGCGCCGATCACGATCTTGCGCGCATCCGGAGCCTTGCGCGGCTCCATCAATATGGTTGCCAGCCAGAACGATGTCCGCATCGGTTCGGCATTGGTCTACGCCGCCATTCACCAGCTCGGCGGCGAAGCGGGACGGAACCGGAAAGTCACTATCCCGGCGCGGCCCTATCTCGGTCTGTCATCCGAAGACGAAACAGAAATTTTTGCCATTGCGGAAGACTGGCTGGAGGTGGAATAACCCCCTTGAAATTTCCGCCCACAGACGCGCATAAGCTGCTTGGGTGTCCGCTCATACCGATTTTGGGCGATCCCCGCGTTAGAGACGCGTTAGAAACCGGCTGTGAGCCGGTTGCGGCCTTGCTCCCGCATCCGGCATGCGATCCGGGCTTGAAACCATTCCCGACATGGCGCATTGTCTGCCCACAAGCCAAGTACGACTGACCGGAACCGAGTTCCGGTCATTTTCTTTTTCGGCGTGCCCCATGGTCGCTTCAGATGATTTCTGGAGCCGACATGACCACCGCTTCCGCAAAACCCGCCACCGCTCGTATCGAAGTTTTTCGCCCCGGCACCTTCACGCCGATGCAAGGTGAGCCGATCACCTTCACCGCCGCCCACCTCAAGGCGATTGCGGATGTTTACGATCCGGAAGCAGCGCCTGCCCCAGCCGTAGTAGGCCATCCATCGACCGATGCTCCTGCTTATGGTTGGGCGCAGGGTTTCGAATACGACCCCAGCAACGAGCGACTGTATGCGACGGTCGGCGAAATCGACCCTTCGTTTTCGGAGGCCGTAAAAGCTGGCCGTTATAAGAAAGTCAGCCTTTCCTTTTTTTATCCCGATCAGGCCGCCAACCCGGTGCCCGGCACATGGTATCCGAAACATATCGGTTTTCTCGGCGGTGCGGCTCCGGCTGTTACCGGCCTGAAGACTGTCCAGTTCAGCGCGCCGGAAAGCTACGTGACCGTCAGCGCCGATTTTGGCGAGCGCGGATTTGAAGATACCGCCAGCCTCCTACGATCTCTGCGGGATTTCTTCATCGAAAAATTCGGCATGGAAGCGGCAGACAAGGCTTTGCCCTCCTTCCGCATCGACTGGCTATCGGAAACCGAGATCGAAAAGCTGCCCGTTTCCCGCCCGTCATTTTC